GTGTGTTAAATGCTTATAAATGCCTCTGGGTCTTGTGAGCTTAGCGAGCGTATCATAAGACGCAGAGTTTGTCAAGTCCCACGCCGCGCCCAGGTCCCCAGACCCACACAAGACTCATAAGGACTTGACATTCTTATAAGTTCGTGATAGAATCTCGACGAGATCTTATGTTACGAGAAACACACAAATCTCGACGAGAAACATCGAGATTCATATATACTAGCATGATCTCGACGAGACATGCATAAGACTTGCAATCTCGTCGAGCATTATGCTATAATACACAAGCATTCATCAAATCTCGACGAGTTATGTACGACGACTACGATCTCGACTATACATACGCATCCGATTACTCATACGATCTCTACGAGTATTATGCACAAGATGCACAAGATCTCGACGAGGATTATGCACGAGATTCGCATGATCTTGAAGCACTTGCATATCGTCACTATGCATGATATAATCTCATAACAATGCACGAGACCTTATGTTAGCACAAAAGCGTATCATACAGGTTACACTAGATCTTATATGCTATGATGATCTAGATCTAGATAATATTGATTGGCGTGAGGTATTGCAACTCGAACCAGGGGAAGATGTCCATTGTAGGGTAAAAGAATTCGATCCGTTCGAGTAGTGTGACAGTTAGAAGATTGGCACATATTCTCAATTAATAGTCCTTATTGATTCTCAATAAGACCTTCGTTATTGAGAATGCAACCAATTGTGAAACTGGCACAAGACCCATTGATATCTGCCACTTGATGGGGTATTGTACATTCAGTTCGCAAATTCACCGTGACTGAGGTTAAAGTTCGTGTCGAAACTTATGATGGTTGCGTGACATTCTGGTATGAGAAGTCCAGAGTCAAGAATCCGACCGAAGTTGTGTGCAATCGTGTCACAAACCAGTTGATGGGTTTGAATATTAAAGAGGTGAGTGTGACAGTTGCATAAGTGGCACAAGGGGCATTGCGTTCGTGCTCTGCCCCTGATACATTACATTCGTTGATGGGGGATTTGCCCAATGACACCCAATTGGCAACACAACTCTGGTAAGCATAAGCGAACCAAGGGAATGTGTAAGGGTAAAGTTAAGTCCCGCAAACAAGCACTTCAAGCACTCAAACTCAAACTGAAATAGGTATTATGTTTGCTGCATTCATTCCTGGTCCTGATGTCATCGGCGGTTGGCAATGTCAGATCGTCGATGATTATGAAACGGCACATGATCTTGCCATGAAATACTTCAACGAAACGGGTATCATTGTGGCAGTTGAGGAAGTGGCACACACCCCCCTTGTGCTCTGCCTGAATCCCTGATACATTACATTCGTCCCTGAGAGACAAACCATGTTTGACGAACTCTGGTCTGAGATTCAAGATGCTCCTGGTGAGATCTTTGACATTCCTGAACTGAATGATGAAGAGTTTAACCTGAATGAGTATCTCGCTGCCGATTACGATTACTGAAATGATTACTGCAATTCTTGGTGGCGTCATTCTCGCCACCTTTGGTGTTATGTTCTACCTGGATGATCGTGCGGGTGGTGGACTTTATGATCCCGATCCTTCCGCTTCTGATCGTTATCGGAGAAACCGCAAATGATGCCTGAAACTTACAACTTCACTGGTGATGCTGTGACAGTTCTAGGACTGGTCGGTGTCATCTCCACTGGCATCATCCTGGTGCTATGCTTCACTCGTTACTTCAATTCTCCGCTTCGGAAATGACTGACACACTCAAAGAGTATCATTTCGATGATGAACAAATTGAGTTTCTGATGCGTATTGTGCGGGACAATGCACAATACGAAGATGATGAAGTTCGTGAGTGGATGGAAGAACTTGCGAATCAAATTGAAGACCAAATTGTTAATCACCCCACCAACGACTGATGCCTGAATTGAATCCTAAACTTGAAATGTTGACTGCTCGTGAACAACTGATGGAGGACATTGATCGTATCATTGATGATGCTCTTCATGAAAAGTTGACTGCTAGAGAGCAACTTGATCTTGTGATAGCATTGTGTGATGCTGTCTGCGCTAACTTTCCTTCTAACTGATACAAACTGAGGACAGTTGAACAAGTGGCACAAGGGGGGTTGCGTTCGTGCCCACCCCCTGCCATACTATGAGAGTTGAGAGGAAAACCCCCAAATGCAGTTCCAACTGTTCCTTGGTCGCAACATCCCCGATTCGGGCACGGTGACCAAGGCGATGATGCAGACCTTCATTCGTGAGGAAGTCTGCCCCCGCTTCGATGGTTTCACCGTCACCGAAGGGGTCGGATTCTGGAAAGGTGAGCAAGAGCAGGTTACGATCCTGACTTTCATCACCGACGACAGCGACAGCGTGGCAGAGATCGCTGGGGCATTCAAAACCGCCTTCCGTCAGGAGAGCGTGCTCATGACCGAAGTGGCGCTGCCTGTGTGCCAGTTCGTCTAGTGTCACAGGGGGGATTGCGGTCCCCCCTTTTTCGTGCCATACTGATTCCATCAACAGAGAACCGATGCAGAACAAGCACCAAGAGCACCCCGAAGATACCATCCTCACGGGCGACCTGAGCGTCCTGGACTGGTTCGTGACCCCTGGTGCTCTGAGCGTGAAGATTGATGGAAGTCCCGCTGTAGTGTGGGGGATTGACCCTGCCTGCGGTGAGTTCTTTGTAGGAACCAAGGCAGTGTTCAACAAGAAAAAGATTCGTATCGCCCATAATCATGAGGAGATTGATCAACACTACGAAGGCAACGTAGCACAGATTCTGCACTGCTGCTTTGATCATCTGCCCCGTGTAAAGACAATTTATCAGGGTGATTTCATCGGGTTTGGTGGTCTGAATGAGTATACTCCCAACACCATTACCTATTTGTTCGGTGACATTGTAACGCAGAACATTATCATCGCCCCTCATACTTGCTATTATGCTAAGAGCGATCTTCGTGATGCTGTTGCAATGCCTGACCGTAGCATCTGGACTGATACTGAGACGGTGAAGTTCGTGCAACCGAATGCATACATTCTGCACAATCAGGAGTCGTTCGCTGATGTAAAAGAGATTGTAGATTTTGCCCGTCAAATGTCTACTGCCTGTGAGTTTGTTTCTGATAAGGAAGCAGCGAAGATCAAACAGCAACTGAATGCTCTCATTCGTGAAGGTCGCCCTGTTGTGAATAGCGAATTCGACTGCGATTCGAACCTGCTTGGATTGTGGGCACTGGTGAAATCTATCAAGGCAGATTGTCTCTATCTGTGCCGTTGTTCGGGACCTGCTGCCTATTTGAATGGGGAGCGTATTGTGGGTGAAGGGTTTGTCATGACCAATGAATTTGGGATGTTTAAGTTGATCAATAGGGAAGTCTTTTCCCGTGCAAACTTTAACTCTGGACGGTTTCAAGTAGTGTAAAACCTTTATATCTTCCTTTGGATGCTAAGTTACTTTGAGATACTCCATTTTCCTTACAAAACTTATTTAAATTGAAAATTTCTATTATTTCACCTGTAGGAGTCTTTAGTTTCCACCATTTAGAATTTGAGTATTCTGAGTTGTATTGTGCGTCACACCACTCTAAATTGTCAAGTGAATTGTTGTTTCTATCTTCATCTTTATGATTAACTTGAGGTAAATTGTTTGGATTTGGTAAATAGGTTTCTGCTACCAATCTATGAACATAAACTCTCTTTCTTCCATATCTAATATCTAATCTTATTCGTATTCCACCCTTCCTTGGATCTACTGAACCTTTTAATTCTTTTCCATTTTTAAACACTCTGCCATCTTCCGTGACAAAGTATCCCTTATGGGTAGGATGTTCTTTCATCTGCTCTATGTTTGTGTGGTGTATTATTTATAAGGGGAGACTCTAAAATCTCCCCAACCTGACAAGTTACCACACAAACCAGGCGCCACTATTTAGATCCTGTGCCAGCGTCTGAACTGGCAACCACACCCCGTAGACCTGCCCCCCTGACCCCTTATACTGATCTCATCAGCAACCAACCCCCATGGCACTGACCCGCTACGAAGTCCGTTACCAGACCCCTTATAATGCCTGTGAGTGGCGGTCGCAATGGTTCGCCACCTATGATGAGGCAATGCGGATGGTGGAGTTCTATCGGTCCTGTTCTTCGCCTGCTCACCTGGCACCATGATCCGCGCCCTGACCCGTTCCCGCTCCCCTGAGTTCCACCGTGCTACCATGCTCCGCCTGACCGTTGGTGCTCTGCTGCTGTGGTTGCTATGGGAACCGATCCGCCCCGTGCGCCATGTGACAGCTCAGGCACTGTACACTGCAGGCGACCTGATCGCCCGCTGACCCTCTATACTGATCTCAGTTCAGGCAACCCGCCATGAAAGTCACTCAAGTCACCACCACCAGCACCCAGGTCTCCCTGGCAGACGGGACTGAGGTCCTGTTCTCCTACTCCACCCCCGTCGCCGCCCTGGTGCCTGGTAAGGGGTGGATGCGGACTGAAAAGACCCACAGCGTCACCACCACCAAACACATCAACCGCTGGTTGACCGCTAACGCCAGCACCTATGCGACGGTGGCGCTTGTGCCACAATGGGATCTGGACCAACTGGTGGCGTTCTGAGGGGCGCCACCCCCTACAATACTCTCAGTTCAACCGACCCCCTGAACCGATGAACAACCTGTACATCCTGAAAGACGTGTTGGTAGACTACACCTCTGGCATGGTGGTGATCGCCGCCGAATCCAAAAACGCCGCCCGTGCTATCTTTGTTGAGAGGTTCTATGATGCCGACGACTTCGATACCGCCATCTTCACCGTGATCGAAGGGGTCAACCATCCCGCTGGTCTGGTCTCCTATGTGTACGGTGGGGGTTGACCCCTGCCCCCGACCTGCTACAATACTCTCAACCGCAA